CGGTAACCGCCAAACCGAGCAGGGCAACTGCGAATGCTTTCATTTTTTTATATGCGTGAAGTATACTTAGGTGACCCGATTGATCACCCAAGTAATATAGCACACTTAGCACCCAAGTTTGGGTAAGAGCAGTTTAAGATTTGGTGTCAATCTCATAAACTTTCAGTTTTTGGTGCTCTGGGACTACCTTTTGTAGGGCAATTGTCAGCATACCATTATTAAAGGCAACTTCACCAATCTCAACATCATCTGACAAGTTGAAACCTCTAGCGAAAGTGCGAGTGGAAATACCTCTGTGCATGTATTCCTCTTCTCCTTTATCCTTCGCTGACTTAGACCTGATTAGGAGGACGTTACTCTCTGTAGAGACTTCAATCTCATCCTTCGACCAACCAGCAAGTGCTACTTCGATCCTCCACTTGATATTTGATTCTTGTACAAGATTGTATGGAGGGTATGCGTCGTTAACAGATCCCTTTCCATAGGAATGTAGTCTGTAAAAAACGTCGTCTAGTCCGACACTGTATCTTTCTGCAGCGTCCACGATGGCACCAAGATCTTTCGTGCCGAACTTTCTAAGTCCTGTCATTTGTATGCTCCTTAAATAAGCGAGTTTTATTGTGTGGTCCCCGAAGGCAACCGAAAATATTTAGTAGTAACACCTAGAAATATTTGTTGTACCTACCGAACATATTTGTAACGTTCTCCGCACCTACATATAGTAAGACTCATTCTCGATGGACAAATGCGTAAGTTTTTACCTATCGTTATGCTATTGATGGCAGCACCAGCACATGCTGATCTTACCCATCGACTATCATCCAGTGTTCAACTGCAAGCGAACTCAGCAGCAACACAAGCAACCAGAATCGGTTCCTCCTACAGTGTATCAGGAAACGGAGTGGATACTACTGACGGTACAACTGCCAATACAATTTCTGCTGGCACTATCACATCAGGTGTTATGTCACCAGGAACTATCTCAGCAACTCAAGACTCCCCTGGTTCGGCGTTCTCATACGCTGCTACCTATACCCAAGCTGACGCTGTTCCTACGAGTGCTCCTACTGTAGGTGCTGTTGGCAACTTCGGTACAATGACAAGTAACGCAGCTGGTGTCGCTGGCGACCTTGCTGGTACAATCAGCACTGCTGGTGCTATGTCAATTACTGCGGGTGGAGCTGGTACAAGTGCTATCGGACAGTTCTCTAGTGAGCTCATCATCAAATAGGGAGAATCTTTGTGATGACCCTTTTTGGAAAGACGATCTTCTGGTCTGCCCTAAGTGTGGCGGGTGCATTTGTCATACTTGCTCCTGCCCAGGCGGTCCCTGTGGTCCCAAACTTCCAGCAGGGCCAAATGACGACTCACACAGAGACCACATCTGAGGTGGTTGAGGTTATCAATTCGATGGACTACAACACTGGATATACATATAGTGTAAGTGGTCATGGGGTTGAACCTCAAAGTGGAACAAATATAACACCGTCTGGAACAACATCTATAAATGTTCAGGCACCATCATCATCAACGAATAGTAATGGAATTTCTTCGACATGGACAGGATTGAATATGGGAGCAAGACCAGGATGGAAGCAAAGCACTCCTGGTGGAAGTTTCTCGTTCGTAGAATCGTACATGGCACCAGGTCTCTCGAATCATACAATTATAGAGAGAACAACAAAAATTCAAAGCGTAACAGACACTACAAGTATCTTTACCCAGTAGTTGCACTACTATGTGCAGCACCAGTTAATGCAGAGACCGTTGGTGGCGTGTCTGCTACTGCAGCTCCAGTGGCGAATAGCTCTGGCTCAGTGACCAACCAGGCAATCCAGGTTTTACAAGGTCCATATATCACCAACACTTACGGGGACGGCATTAGTTGCCAAGGTCCCACACTCAACGTTACACCATATGTTACACGCAGCTATAGTTGGCAGTTCCCATATGAGAGTCACTATGCTGACCCTGTATATAACATGCTCGACCTTACTGGCGATTTTAATGACGATGGGGATCCTATCCCTGACGGGATTCCTGACAACCCAGGTGACATTCTCTACTATCGAGATATCAGAACGGGACAAAAAGATAACTACAACTGGAACGCAGGATTCTCAGCAACAATCTCCTGGCCATTAGATCGTAAGATGCAACGACTCTGTAAAGAGGCAGCACAAAATCATAACGACTTGCGTGGTCAAATTCTTGCTAACCGTAGATTAGAGTTTGAGCTTACGAGGTTAACTAAATGTGGAGAAATGGCACAGAAAGGTATTCAGTTCGCTACATGGAGTCCTTATTATCGTCTGTGTGAAGATATTGTAGTGAAAAATAAAACTACTATTGCACCACATGTTCATCAGATTCCCCGAAAGGTTTCTACAAAAGCAGAGGACTTAGGTCCTCCTATAGAGAAAAAGAGATAATCACTTCTTCTTTTTGGGTTGCTTGAGTTCAGGCAACCCTTTCTTTTCTCTATACTTATTAGCACGAACCTCACTCTGAGATAACTTAGGAGGTTCTTTTCCTAGTGCCTTCTTAATCTTTTTAATTATTTGTTTGACGATTGGTTTGACAATCTTCAGTAAGAAAGGTGTTGCGGTTGCTGCAGCGGTTGCAACGATGGTGATTGACACCGTAGTTGTAACTTGTCCTGTTGAAGGAACTGCTTTAATAATCTGATCTACTATCTCTAAATCTTCTTTGATTGCAACACACTGCTTCTCAACTACCCTATACTCTACAATCTTTTTCTTACCAGCATCAGTCAACGTACCTACAGGTGCTTCAATCTTCTGCACTTTTGTAGGACACTCAAATTTCTTATCTGTTTTGGGAACCTCTGGTGTTTTAGTCTCTGGAGGTTCAGGTGGTGCAATCTTCGGAGGTTCAACTTTCTTTTGCTCCCATTTTATTTTATTTTTATCGTAATCAATAGGATTAAACGATGGCACACCAGAATCGCAAAAGATCTTAACACCTTTAGGGTCATCAATCTTCAGCGATTCTTTATTTGATTCATGCGCTTCAACGCATCCAGGTATATTAATGATGGGAACACCAATACCCTGAGTGACTGGAGGATTAGGAGGAATGACCGTAGGTGCATTCTTCAACCATTCTGGAGTATATACCCTGGGAATCTTTTGAACTGTATTGACTCCACGTTGGGGAATACTAATCTTTGGTATCTCCATCCTCACAGTCCTCACTCAATTCAGTAGCAATTTCACCACCAACCTCAGCACCCTTATCAGCGCCGAAGATAGCAACCAGACCGCCTAGGACAGGTCCTACGAAGGGTACGCCTGTAACGAATCCTGCCGCTGATGCACCCATACTAGCGCCCACGACACGACCAGTCTGTTTGCCACCGCCCACCGCTTCGATACATGCGACGTTGGCAGCGGTTAACTTTCCCTCAGAGTTCTTCCCCAGGTGCCTAGAGCCATCCATAGTATATTCTTCTTTGAAGGTTACAACAGATTTACCACCGATACCGAAGAATCCATTCTTCTTATCGACGAACTTCTCAACCTCCATAGTTTTAGGATCGTTACCTTTGTAATCGATCTCATATCCATTACGACCAACCTTTGCTGTATAAGATGAATATTCTCCTACAGGAGGATTGATAGTGGGGAGTGTGTTACGACTGGCGATCATTCCAATCATGCCAATATGCCCGATACCAAGAATGGCACCGAGCCCACCTGCAAACCAGTGTAGGGGTTTCATTGTCCTGGTAGTTTAACGGGAACAGGCAGACTTGTCGCCTCAGGCATAGCTGAAGGAACTGCGCTATCTAACATGCCAGGAAGTGCTCCTGTAAGCGCCTCTGCTGCCGCTGCAGCGATCTTCTCCTTAGCGGATTCAATCAGTGCATCTCTCTGAAAATAAACATAAGTCCCACCACCCACGATGCCTGCGACACCAGCGAATGATAGGACTGCTAATACGTTAATAATTTTCTGCATGGTATTACATTTTGTAAGTGTCATCTGTAGTGATCTTAAGCGGTGCTTGTTCAACTTTAATAGTTTGAACAGGACCACTAGACTTTGCAGCCTCGATCAGTTTTTCTAAATCTGCTTTGGTGATACCACCAGCAGCACCTGCTGCAGCGTTTGCACCATTCATTTTCATAGTGCCGTCACCAGATTTTTTAGCGGTCTGAACCCCGAACGTAGCTAAAACGCCAGTGAACACGGAGGCTATGAAAGTTGGATCGAGATCTTGTTCAGGAAACTGAAGTGCTTTAGGAAGATCTACATATGCCAAGGTCAAGATGCCACCAGACCATATTAAAATTCCTAACCTTACAAACGTAGATAATATCGCTAGTTGCTCTTCCTTATCTTCAGATGCCTCTTTAAGTTTACCGAAGATACCCTTCTTTTTGGGTTCTTCTTTTTTTACTTCTTCGGACATTCGTAAAAAGCGTGGCAGCTCTATTTAGGATTCTGGAACTTGACGTTTCTTGCCAATGTTGTATTTAGATTCTAGAGTCCACTCACCCTTATCTTTATATGAAATTACTTTAATTTGACTGAGTGGTGCTGCGTCTTTGATTGCAGATTCTTTGACGATTTCAACCAATCCCCAGTCAGATAAAAGTTTAATAATTCTGTTGCGACGTTGTACATCATTCTCAGAAAGGTTTGCCTTCTTTCCATCTAGAGCAAACAGTTCTTTAAAATGCACAATGTAATACTGCCCCTTCTTATGAAGAATGTGGCATGATTGATAAAGTTTTTTCTCCTTGCGTGAAGCAACACCAATACGGGTAAGAGTTTCACGAACCTTCAAAAAGTCATCAGGTTCCTTCAAATTGACCTCAACCATATCATCTTTAGTCCAAAGGACTTCTTTCACATCATTCATCGTTTCTTACCCCCTGTATTCAGTTTACTTCTAATGAAATCGATTTGTGTAGGAGTGAGAATCCTAAGTGCTTGCTTTGCCTTTTCATTGGAATAACCATAGTATTGCTTGACAAGTTCAAGATCATCAACCTTTTGTTTCTTACCCCAAGGAGAAAATCTCTTGCGGGGTCTCACCGTATTTATAAAGAAATCATATTGTAATTTCTTGTCCAGGTGAGAACATTGATTCATTTCATTAGCGTACATAACAGTATCTAGGTGTTGAGACATACACCTATTAATCACATACACTGGATAATTTTTTTCCCAGAGGGGATCTTCATCCATCAAATAATTTTTGTTGAGATTGATGGAGTTCAAATAATCCTTTAGAGGATAGCGTTCATCGTATGCCATTTAGTTCCTTAATCAAAGTTTGATTGTCTCGGGTCACAGGAGTGCTGTCAAAGATAGCATGTTTGTGACATCCACGACTTCGTACATAATGTAAAAAGAATTGTGCATACTCATTACCAGCATATGCTCCAATTCTTTTGTGTGGAACTAGTGTTCCTAAGTATAGAATTGCATCTCCAGAATTCAAAGAGAAGACTTTATCGTAGCATGAAAAAAACCATTCATCATCTCCCCACAAATGAACTGTTAGAGAGATCTCACATGCTGCCCTATCAGTATGCTCCAGAAGTTCATCACCCTGTCTATAAATTCGACCAAATGAATATGTCGGAACAACTGTCTCTCCTATAATTTCACTGACTTCAGCAGTTTTATTACATAGAAGTTCTGCTGCACCTATCGGGTTATACAACCCAGCAGCGTTTGGTGCATGTTCATAATCAGATTCATATTGATATTTGAAATCATCTTTGATGAACTCATCACCATATTCTTGAGCAGTAACACGATCAATAAAGTTTGGAATTAGTAGATACTTTTTATCGACTAGTTCTTGTTTCATACGACGTAATTCAAAAGCAGAAGTTCTTTGCGAGATTGTTGTTCTTGCATATATTCACCAACAGATCGCATGGTGTATGTATGATCATATTCATACGGTTTCCAATTAATAAACCTAGATTTGATAAGATTGGAAGAGTTGTATGAAACCATCTGATCACACTTATGTTTATCACAATCAAAGAAAAATTGATCATGATCAAAACCTTTATGCATACCACCACGCTTACCATAAAGATTTGATTTGATCTCGTATGGTGGATCTAGATATAGAAATGCATCCTTATCATCTGTCAATAATTCTTCGTATGACAGATTAGTGATTTTCCATTTCTTAATGAACTGCTGGTAGTATCCAAGTTTTTCAATTCCTCGCAGACTAAAGTTGTTGTCTGACGCTTGCTTGCTGAACGAGGAGGACTCAGTGAGACCAGAAAAAGAGCACTTGTTAACAATATAGAAACTGACAGCACGAGCCGTAGGGTCAGTCCTTCGGGGGTCTTGTCCAAGATACTCTTTGGATTCCAGAAAGAGAATTTTTGCGGAAGTGGGGTCAGGGTGCCTTTGTTTAAGTTGGAGCAGTTGGTTCTTAATTTCATTGCCATTCAACTGGAGTTGTGTCCAGAACGTATAGAGCGGTTCATACAGATCATTTACCCAGATATCCAGATGAGGATACATCAATGTAATATACAATGCGACAGAACCTCCACCTAAGAAAGGTTCTCGAAACTCTTTATAGTCAGAAAAAAGTGGAAAGAACTGTGCCATCTTTTTGACAGCACGGGACTTACCACCAGGATAACGAAGGGGAGTTTTCAAAGAGGTCATACGATCAATTTCTTAGTCGGAGTGGTAATAACGGGATTACGATTAAACATCTTATTATACTGTTCTTCCAGGTTTGGTGCAAGTTTAGTGACAAACATCACAAACGATTTGGGAATAGTAACTTCCTTCTCCTCAGGATCTTGAAGAGGTGCAAAGGGAACAAATCCAAGTTGTGTGCCATCAGCATTAGCAGGGACAGCAGTAATAGCATCACATACTGTGAGACCTTCTGCTGTATCTTCAATCACATCAGCAACAACATTTTCTCCACTGATCAGGCGAATGTACTGTACGCTCATTTCATTTTCTCCACGATAGAATTAATAGAATTTGACATCTGATGATAACCAGATCCGATATAAATTTGTCCTGCAACCACTGCTACTGTAGCAGCACCCCAGAAGACATAATACCAATGGGACTTAATTTGTTTAATCATTTAAAATTACACTCCAGCATTAGTTGTGTCAAGCAAGCAAGAAGATTGATCTCCTGATCTACCACAAAGGCAGACTTGTATTGATACTCAGCAATAATCAACACGGCAGCGGCAACACTAGGACCATCCATCACACCAGACAGATTGTCATAGAGTTTACGCATGATTGAAGCAGGATCAGAATCAAGGTTCTGAGTAACCCATTTCTTCACGTCATTGAATTTCTTATTCTTAAGACTATCAACTAGAGAATCGATGTTTGCATCACCTAGCGCCGCCAGAATGCCAGTGTCAATAGACCCAGTGCTCGCGTATCGCTGCAACTCATTGAGGGTTCTTCGGAAGTCAGGGAAGTATTTCTGAACGACCTCTGCCACAACTCTAGGTGCGTAGGAGACCTCCTCGCGTTTGAGGATATCTTGGCAACGATTGAAGAAAGATGCCGCCAACTCTTGTTTAGTGCTTCCACGAACATTGAATTCTACGACAGTCGTCCTACTATGTAGCGGCTCGATGATCTTGTTTTTGAAGTTACAAGTAAAGATGAATCGACAGTTCTTTTGAAACTCCTCAATCGAAGC